TTGACGAAAAGGCCTTCAACAAAGTTTTGGCTGCACTAAATAACATTAAAAAGTCAGCTAAAAGTTTTAAAAGCGCAGACGATGTTACAACACCATATCAATACCGGGCAGATCCACGATACAAGAGCGAGTAATAATGATTAGATTTAGTGAGTTTATAGCAGAAGGCGTAAATGATCCTGGAATCTTTAAAGCGATCTATATGGCCGGCGGACCTGGCAGTGGTAAGTCATACGTTGCCTTTAATGTAATACCAAAGTCAAGTGGTCTTAAGACAATTAATTCTGATGACTTATTCGAGCTTGGTATGAAAAAGAATGATTTAGATCCTGATCTCAGAAAAGGTTATACCAGCAAACATACTGCTGTAAGAACCAAGGCAAAACAAATGACAGGTAAACGACAATCAATATACATGAAAGGTCGTTTAGGATTAGCTATTGATGGTACTGGTAAAGATTTTAAAAATATAAAGACTAGTTCAGAAATGCTAAAAAGTTTCGGATATGATACATATATGGTATTCGTAAATACTTCATTAGAGGTGGCATTAGAGAGAAACAAACAACGACAACGTTCTCTTCCAAAGGCTTTAGTAATTGACTCATGGAATAGAGTACAAAATAATATAGGTAAGGCTCAAAACTATTTTGGAGTGAATAATTTTATTGTTGTGGATAACAATAATGCTGGGGAAGACGTAATGGTCAAAGCCTATAAACAGGTACAGAAATTTTTAAAACGTCCATTGCAAAACAAAACTGCAAAGGATTGGATTAAACAACAAAAGGAACTTAAGTAGTATGTCACCAACTAAAGACCACTCAGATCAAAATGCTCGCCTTGATCGAATCGAAAACAAACTCGATTCATTATCAGAGGCTATTATATCCATAGCACGGGCAGAAGAAAAGATTACAATGTTAGCGAAATACGGAGAAGCTCAAGCTGTGCAAATATTAAAGATCGTAGAGCGGTTAGAAGCTCTCGAAACAAAAGTAACTTCGAATGAAATCGTTGTTACAGTTATAAATAAATTATTCTGGATCCTTGTTACCGGCATCGTCGGTGGGGTTACCGGAATGTACTTAATGCAATAGGAGAACACAAATGAAACTATATGATCAAGCAACTCAGGACCTAGCGCAAGCGGTACAACATGTCCTAGAAGGTAAAGCACCAGTAAAAGAAATGGAAATGAAATATCCACACGATATGTTCGATCCTAAGACTGGAAAGAAAGAAGTAGCTAAGGATGAAGCTGAGCATAAAGCTCTTGCTGCTAAAGGTTATACCCACGAAGCACCAAAAGAAAACGTTGCTGGTCCAGCTGACTTATCAGTAGATCAAAATGTTAAAAAGGTACAAGCTAAGCACGGTGCTGTTAAAAAGATTGATCTAACTGCAGAAGAAAATGAAACACTTCATGACGAAGCATTAGCTATCCATGAAGCTCGTCAGCTTAAAGATCCTAAGACTGAAGTATTAGTTGTTAAGAATGGCAAGGTTGAAGTAATCAATAAGACAGACGTTAAGAAATTCATGGCCAAAGGTTATGAGTTAGCTGAAGAAGAAGATATGGACGAAGCTGAAATGTCTGCTAAGCAAGCTGCTTATAGAAAAGTCTTTGATGCTGCTATGAAGAAGTTTGGTGTTAAATCTCCTGCTGAATTAGAAGATGGTAAGAAGAAAGAATTCTTCGATTATATAGATGCTAACTACGAAGCAGAAGGCGAAGTTAAAGAAGGTGTTGAAGATAAAATTCAAAAGGCCATCACTGCTGCAAATACTAAGATCGATCAAATTCGAAATGATATAAGCTCAACTGAAGATGCTTATAACGATAACGATATTGATAAAGCCGAATTTAAAAAACTAGATAAGGCACACAATAAAGTATTATCAAAAGCTGAAGCAGATCTTGATAAGTTATACGATAAACTAAAAAAAGCACAAGGTAAATAAAATGAAAAACTTTTTTCAACTAAGAGAATCTTTAAGTTTACAAGAAGCTCCTGCTTCATATAGAACAATAGTGTTTAAATTTCCCATTGAACTATTTAATAAAGCAGGTCAAACCTTTAGAGCTACTGCCCCAGAAAAGTATAAAACGACTGTAGTGGCAGCTTCTAATGATAGGTTTTTTGCCATGGCAGGTGAACCTAAAGACTTAGAGAAAATGCTAAAGACTGATCCAATCTTAAAAGGTAAAGTAGACGTTGCATCGATTATGAAAGGTGCTGTTAAGTTTACTGGTAAAGAGAAGTTCGGTCGGCAGAAAGGCGCAAACTTTAAAAACTAAAACTATATATACTATATGATGAAAGTATTTGACGAACTTACAAATAAGAATTTTGAATTCTTTGCAATGCAAAACTATAATAATACTGAGTGTTGTGATGTAGAAGAATTCAAAGAGGACTTAGCACGATTTAAATATCTCAAACGACTGTTTAGGAGATATGAAGTCCATAATGATTTGCAAGAACGTTTAATACTTAACCATCTTATAGTCATATATAACATATTTGGAATAGAAGCTGCTAATCGCATGACATGGTTTAAAGTTGATGAAGAACATTATCATTATCTTAAACCATTTTTAGTCTTTCTAAACTATTTAGATATAAAAGAAAGGGTTGAAATTACCATGGATCAAAATATAATTAAGGTATTAAGGAACGTATAATGCAAAAATTAAATGAAGGCATATTATCACGTACCGCAGATCTATTTTATGCGTTCAAGTTTCTTAAATTATTAACTACATCATGGGATAAAACCAAAGCTTTTGAATTAGGTTTAATTGATAATAACGGTAAGTTATTAAAGAAAGCTAAAACTTCTGAAGAGAAATCAGCTTATACTGTATTCAATCGATTGGTATTTAACGTAAAGAGATTAATACCAGGAAATAAGATTGGATCATATGCCGCTGCATTGTTTCTCATTAAAGAATATACTGACATACCTGAATCTAAACTTAAAGCTATTATGGAAGAAGCAACTGGTGAAAAGATTACCGATACATGTTTTAATGAAAACAAATGGTTTGAAACTGATACAGGTCTAAACTGTGGTACGTATACACTAACAGAAGATATTTTATCATTGTCAACGGGTGATACAATTGCACTTAAGAATACAAAAGTAAATGTTAATGAAAAGACTATGCCTTGCTCTAATATCCTTGGTAAGAACATTTATAAAGTAATACACATACCGACTCAACAAGAAATCTATATTTCAAATGGAGATATAAAACGATGAATTTTCGAACTTTTGAAGAATGGCAAAAAGCTGCTCATGAACAAATGGGTACTGCTGCTGTCGCAATTACGCCTCAACCATTAGGCGATAAAGATAAAAAGAAAAAGCAATATGATGGTCGCACTAAAGAAGGCCGTAAGTTTGTCGAGCGCATGACAGCTAAGAAGGCTGCACGAGAAGCAAAGAAGAATGCTCAAGAAGTTAAAGAATCTGATATTCAAGAAGCGAGTAAAGATATCGGTACAAGCAAAGGTGGTATCACTGTTGTTGATATTGGCCGTGGTGAGATTCAACTTCAAGGTAAGTTTGGATTAATGGTTACTATAAAGAAAAGCGATATGACTGAAGTTATTAAATTAATGAAACTAGGTAATCTTAAGTAAATGCTCAGTAAAGTATTGATTGGAATATTATTGTCGTTTGGTGTTGTTGGTTATTTTTATTATAGTACCACACAAAACCAATTGATTGAACTACGTGATTTAAATAAAGCATATGAGTTAAAGATTGAGACTCAAGATGATGCAATCAATACTATGCAAAAATCTTATGAGTTACAAGGTGAAGCTCTAAACGAATTATCTTTAAAGAATCAAGAGATTCAATCAGAGATGAATCGTTACTTAGATATATTTAAGAGACATAACCTTGCAAAACTGGCCGCAGCAAAACCTGGCTTAATTGAGAAAAGAGTGAATGGAGCAACCAAAGATGTATTTGACTCGCTTGAAAATGACAGCAGTTTTGATGTCAGTCCTACTACTGAGTAGCTGCGCATTAATGACTAAACCTCCTCGTGAGGTAACAATAAAAACAGTACCAATAAAGATTAAAATTACTCAGCCTGTATTACCACGGAAGATTGATTTAAAAGAACCAAAATGGTACGTTGTATCAGAAAAGAATTTAGATGAATTCCTTGTGAGTATTGAAAAGGAATCTAGCACATTAGTATTCTTCGCTATGTCTCCAGGTGACTATGAACTCATGGCATATAATCTTCAAGAGATTAAACGTTATGTCAAAGAATTAAAACAAGTTGTAGTCTACTATAAGAAAGTAACTACTATAGAGGAAGAAGAAAATGGCAGTCCCGAAAACCCTTAGTGAAAAAGCATCAGTCGCAGCGCGTTTAGCGTCATGGTCATACATGGATGATGCTGAAAGCAGAAATAAATTAATTAGAACAGAAATCTATAAGAAAGCTACATCAAAGCTTATTTCAATAAATAGTGCTGAATGTTTAATTACTAAGCTAGATAGTCAATTATGGATTGCTTTTCGTGGTACTCAACCGAATCAATTAAACGATCTTAAAGCTGATCTAAATATGTTTAAAGAAAAATCTGAATCTGCTGGTATGGTTCATGGTGGCTTTAAAGATGAAGTTGATGAGCTATGGGAAGAAGTCGTTAAGGTATTAAACCATAATGGTAAACTTGCTATTCCTCGTGATGTATATTTTTGTGGTCATTCTCTTGGTGGAGCAATGGCAACCATTGCAGCATCTCGTTATACATTAGCTAGAGGTTTGTTTACGTTTGGTTCTCCTCGTGTTGGTGGTAAACAGTTTGTTAATACATGTTGTGTTCCTCATTATCGCTTTGTAAATAACAATGATCTAGTCGCTAAAGTACCACCTTCTATCCTTGGTTTTAAACATGATGGTTGTGAGATGTACTTCAGCAGTAAAGAATCATTAGTGTTAGGTAATACATTTTGGCAAGACTTTGCTGATCTCTTTAAAGGTTTAATCTCATCTTGGGCTAAGTTAAAATTCTTTGATGGATTAACAGATCACGGTATGGATGGTTATATATATCTAGTGGATAAAAATAAAGAGGAAATTGATAAATGTCGTGGTTAACCATTCTTGCGCTTAAGTCAATGTTATCGTCAGTAATCGGTAGCTCATTCTATAACTGGTTCCAAGGCACTAAGCTTGGAATCTGGTTTCAGCAGTATGTCAACAATACTATGCAGTATCTGGCTGACAAATACGATTTAGAACTTGCAAAGAAAGATTCTAAGTTTCGTAAACAATATCCCTTGATCCTCGCACGACTTGAAGAACTTGAAAAGAAAGTAAAATAACTGTTTACTTTTGACCCCTGGTATGATATAATATACCTTCTAATTTATTAACAGGATTAACTTATGTCTTTTAACGTTACTAAAAGAGATGGCTATACTCAGCCATTTGACCTAGAAAAGGTACACCAAGTACTCGAATGGGCAACTGAAGGCATTACTGGTGTCTCCGTATCTGAGATAGAACTCAAAGCAAACATACAACTATATAACAATATTCCAGCATATGACATTCATGAGCTTCTTATTAAGAGTGCTGCTGAACATATCACTGAATCAACTCCAAACTATCAATACGTAGCAGCTCGATTAATTAACTATAAGATTCGTAAAGAAGTCTATGGTAAATACGAACCTTGCTCTTTATATAAACTTGTTAAAGATAACGTTAAACATGATGTATATGATGCAGGTATCTTAGATAAGTATAACGTTGAAGAATTCGATGATCTAAATCTCTATATTAAACATAACAGAGATAATGATTTTACGTATGCTGGTATGGAACAATTCCGTGGTAAATATCTAGTACAAAACAGACGTACTGGTGAATTATTTGAGTCACCACAAATGCTTTATATGATGGTGTCTATGACTCTATTTAGTGAGTATGATCAATCAACAAGAATAAAATACGTTAAGGATTATTATGATGCAATTTCTCAGTTCTATATTTCACTCCCTACACCTATTATGGCTGGAGTCCGAACTTCCACTCGGCAATTTTCCAGTTGTGTTCTTATCGAATCCGGCGATAGTCTCGATTCTATTAATGCGACTTCAACAAGTATTGTAAAATATATCTCTAAGAAAGCTGGTATCGGTATCGGTGCTGGTTCTATTCGAGCTGCCGGAGCAAGTGTAGGTGATGGTTCTATTGTACATACAGGTCTCATTCCATTTTTAAAATATTTTCAGTCTGCTGTTAAGTCATGTAGCCAAGGCGGTGTCCGAGGTGGAGCCGCTACGGTATACTTACCATTATGGCATTATGAGTTTGAAGACTTAGTTGTATTAAAGAATAATAAAGGTACTGAAGAGAATCGTGTACGTCATATGGATTACACATTCCAAATGAATAAACTTATGTATGAGCGTTTATTAACTGGTGGTAACATTACGTTCTTTGATCCGCACGATGTTCCTGGTCTGTATGAATCATTCTTTTCAGATCAAGATAAGTTTAAAGCTATATATGAAGAGTATGAAAGAAAGACTTCTATTCGTAAAAAGACTATGCCTGCACTTGATGTATTCCAAAGTCTTTTAAGTGAACGTAAAGATACTGGTAGAATCTATGTGATGAATGTTGATCATGCAAACGAGCATGGCGCATTTCATCCAAAGGTTGCTCCTATTCGTATGAGTAATCTTTGTTGCGAAATCGATTTACCAACTAAACCATTACAATCAGCTGATGATCCTAATGGTGAAATTAGTCTATGTACTCTATCAGCAATCAACTGGGGTCTTATTAATGATCCATCTGAGTTTGAAAAGTATTGTACGTTATCAGTAAGAGCACTTGATGCGTTATTAGATTACCAAGATTATCCAATTGAAGCTGCATATCGATCAACAATGAATCGTAGACCACTAGGCGTTGGTATCATTAACCTTGCATACTTCCTTGCTAAGCGTGGATTAAAGTATGATGATAGTGCATTTGATACAGTTGATGAATATGCCGAAGCATGGTCGTATTATCTTATTAAAGCATCTGCTGACTTAGCTTCTGAGAAAGGTAAAATCAATAAAAATTATGAGACTAAATATGGTAGTGGAATTCTTCCAATTGATACATATAAGGAAGCAGTAGATAATTTAGTTAAGCCTAACGAAAGAATGCCATGGCAGAGTTTGCGTGAACAGCTTCAAGATAGTGGTATACGTAACTCAACACTTATGGCTCTTATGCCAGCTGAAACATCAGCACAAATAAGTAATAGTACTAATGGTATTGAACCACCAAGAGCATTAGTATCATACAAGCAGTCAAAAGATGGAGTAATGGCTCAGGTTGTTCCTGGCATTCATCACTTAAAGAACAAGTACGATTTGTTATGGGATCAAGAATCACCTGATGGTTATTTAAAAATCTGTGCAATTCTACAGAAGTATATTGATCAAGGGATTAGTGTGAATACCTCTTATAATCCTCAGTTCTTTGAAGATAATAAAGTACCTATGTCAGAGATGGTAACTGATCTTGTGACTGCTTACAAGTATGGACTAAAACAATTATATTATTTCAACACCCATGATGGTGCTGGAGATAATTCAGAAGAAGATTGCGAGAGCTGTAAAATATGAAAAAAGGCACCAAGTCACATTTAGATAAAATGATGTTCTTAGACGAATCAGTAGATATCGCACGGTATGATACCGTAAAATATCCGAACATCGATAAGATTACTGATAAGCAATTAGGTTTCTTTTGGAGACCTGAAGAAGTAGATGTATCAAAGGATAAGAAAGACTTCGATTCATTGGATGAGCATGAACAACATATCTTTACAAGCAACTTAAAGAGACAAATTCTATTAGATTCAGTTCAAGGTAGAGAACCATTAGATGCATTCTTGCCTATATGTTCACTCCCTGAAGTAGAGAACTGGATTACTACATGGGCATTCTTTGAAACAATTCATAGTCGTTCATATACACATATCATTCGTAACATATATCCGGATCCTTCAATTGTATTTGATGGTATTATGGATAACTCTGAGATTATGGACTGTGCAGCAGATATAAGTAAATACTATGATGATCTAACTGAAGCAAATGTTCATAACGATCCTGACTACAGGCATCCAGTAGATTTATATGAACATAAGAAAAAGATCTGGTTAGCTCTTATGTGTGCTAACGCTTTAGAAGGCATAAGGTTCTATGTATCGTTTGCATGCTCATGGGCATTTGCAGAATTAAAGAAGATGGAAGGTAACGCAAAGATTATCAAGTTTATTGCAAGAGATGAGAACGTTCATCTTGCTGGCAGTACAGTAATGATTAAGAGCCTATTAAAAGAAGACCCTGATTATACAAAGATTCAAGCTGAATTGGCTGATGAAGTAGAAAAGTTATTCGTAGGTGTAGTAGAACAAGAAAAGCAATGGGCTAATTATCTATTTAAAGATGGATCAATGATTGGTCTTAATGAAAAATTATTATGTGATTATGTTGAATGGATCAGCACAAAGAGAATGAGAGCTTTGGGTATTCATTCACCGTATCATGTATCAAAAACAAACCCTCTGCCATGGACTGAAAAGTGGATTGGCGGCGGCAATGTACAGGTAGCACCACAAGAAACAGAGATCACATCTTATGTTACGGGTGGAGTTAAGAAAGATGTTACTGGTAGTACACTAGCCGCACTGAGCTTATAGGAGATATAATGATTGAAGTAATAGTATACGGAAAAGAATCATGCCCGCAGTGTGTCACTGCAAAGAATCTAATGGAAAATCTAGATAGTGCTACACCTATCGAGATTAAGTGTACATATAAGAAATTAGATGTAGATTTTACTCGAGAAGAATTATTCGCAATATTTCCAGATGCAAAGACATTTCCACAGATTACTATTGGCGGAGTATCTCGTACATTAGATGACTTGAAAATGTTAACAAATTCTGGGCAATCATTATGAGTGTAAAACAAATAGATTGTCCGATGTGCTATAATAAATCACGAGTATCATGTGAAGAAGATGATCCTAAGTTTTGTCCTATATGTGGTGAACCAATCGAAGACCATATTGAAGAGCTTGACTTTGATGACTAGTTAACACGGCCGGCGCCTCTGCAATACATAATGTACGCGCCGGTTCTTTTATATATAATACATGTGGTTATATAATGATAAAGAATATGTTCCTCCTCAAGACTTTAGTTCTGACGACTATTACGGGTTTGTGTATCTTATAACGAATGAGCAAACTGGTAAGATGTATGTTGGTAAGAAGTTCTTTTGGTTTAAGAAAACCTTAGGGATTACTAAGACCAGAAAGAGAAGGAAGAAGACCTTAGTTGAATCGGATTGGAAGACTTATTTCGGTTCATCTAATTCACTTAATGAAGATATCAATCAAGATGGCTCTAGTCATTTTAAAAGAGAGATCATTCACTTGTGTAAAACCAAAGGAGAATGTGCATACATGGAAGCCAAGGAGCAGTTTGACAGGGATGTCCTTCTGACTGATGACTACTATAATGGCTTCATAGGATGTAAGATTGGTGCACCATCAGTAAAAAACTTAAAAAAGTAGTTTACATTTGTCCAAAAGTATGTTATAATATATATTAAATTATGATTAGTAAAGGTTAATACTATGTCCAATGTAATACAATTCCCCACCTCAGAACGATTAAAGCAAGTCATCGATGAAAAGATCGATCATGTCATCCAAGAAGACGATCGTATCGAAATTCAAAAAGAAGAATGTGTTGAACTAGCACAATATTGTTTTCAACTCATGGATCAAGCTATACGCGGTAATGAATTTATCGATGGCTTTGAAGACATGGATTTTACTAACCCAGATAAATATGAAATGAAAGACATGTCAGCAGTTGTTAATATGCTTGCTGGAACATTCTATCGTTATAAGGGTATGGAACATCCATTCCAAGAAGATCTAGATAATGCTAACACTAAATTAGACGAACTCATGGGTGACTTTGATGATGCTGAATTTGATGCTGAGTTGGAAGAGCTAGGTAAAGAACTAAAAGAATTATTAACTGAAAAGAGTGACGAAAATGATATTGATTGATTATAATCAAATTGCGCTATCGAACATTATAGTGCAAAAACTAAATGATGAACAGATGATACGACATATGATACTTAACAGTATTCGTATGTACAATAAGAAGTATCGTCAAAAGTATGGTCAAATGGTTATATGCTGTGATGGTATGAATACATGGAGAAAGGAATACTTTCCTCAATATAAAGCTAGCCGTAAAAAAAGTAGAGATGAACAGTCTGATACCGATTGGCCTGAAATCTTTCGTATTCTAAATCTAGTACGAGATGAGATTAAAGAGAATCTACCTTATAAGGTTATTCATCTAGAAGGCTGTGAAGCTGATGATGTCATTGGTGCTCTTACTTTAGAAGCTCAAGAATTCGGTAAAGGTGAACCAATTAAAATCATCTCATCCGATAAAGACTTTATTCAACTACATCGCTTTAATGATGTATCACAATTTAGTCCTATGCAAAAGAAAGAAGTAACTGATAAGAATCCGCATATCTATCGTTTTAATCATATCATGAAAGGTGATAAAGGTGATGGTATTCCTAACGTCAAGTCAGGAGATAATGTATTCGTTGATTCTGTAAGACAGACTCCAGTGAGTGCTAAGCAACTTGAAGAGTGGTTGGATAATGCAGAGAACTTAAAAGAGGTATTAAGTGAAGAGTTATATCGTAATTATCAACGTAATAAGACTCTGATCGATTTAAGTGAAATACCTAAACCAGTGTATGAAAAGATTATAAATACTTTTGATAACACTAAAAAGCCAATGCAAATGAAAGTGTTGAATTATTTAATTAAAAAGCGATGCAGTTTACTGATTGAATGTGTCGAGGAGTTTTATAACAATGGATAACGAAGTACAACTACATGAATTCTTTGAGAAAATAGCTAAGATTAAAACGGCTGTAAAGAAAAAAGAATTTTTAATAGCGAACGAATCACGTCAACTTAAGACCTTTCTTAAAGGTGCGTTTGACAAATCTCTCGAATTTAATTTACCTAAGGGTTCACCTCCTTATACTCCTAATAAAGAATCTAAGCTAGGCTTTGGTTCTGTGTCTAGTGAGTATCGATTCTTTGCAAAAGGATATGAAGGTGATGCTTTACAAGCAAGTGTTAGGGAACTTAAGTTCATCAAAGTTTTGGAGAAAGTAACTCCAGAAGAAGCAGAACTATTAATATTAATGAAAGATAAGAAGTTGACTGGAAAATATAAAGGGGTAACCTTAAAATTAGTCTCCGAAGCATTCCCAACTCTTATTCAAAAGTGATCTATTAACCAACTGTAAAAAGGAGGATCCTAGCTTAAATACCTATATCATGATCAAATTAATCTATATGGAGAAATCGTATATGAGGTTACAAGAGATCGAGCGGTTGAAGAAAGATAGGAACAAAGCAACATACTATCGAGAACGGCTGTTGAAAAAGGGAAAGTCAGATAAAGCATTTAAGATGCAAAAGAAGATCGATTATCTGGATGAGTATATTGAACAATTAAGGTATGCATCATAAGTAAGGAGGTGGTAAAATCTAGAGTAGTCCCTTTATGATAAATAATGTCATAAAGGGGTTTACTTTTCATTAGAACTGTGGTATAATATACATTATGAATATATTTTTTTTAAACAAATCACCAATAAAATCCGCCGAACAGCATTGCGATAAACATGTCGTAAAGATGATTATCGAAGCTGCTCAAATGTTATCAACAACACATCGTGTTCTCGATGGTACTGAATATCAAGATAGGACAAAGAATGGCCGTCGTATCAAACGTTGGCGCTTAGAAGAGAATAATGATTTATTCTATAAAGGTGTACACGTAAATCATCCGTCTACTATATGGACAAGGCAATCAAAACAAAACTACAATTGGCATTATAAATTATTCGTTGCATTATGTGATGAGTATACTTATCGCTATGGTAAAATCCATGAGACTGATCGTAAGTTAAGAACGTTACTTAAAGCTTCACCAAGTAATATCGATGATGTTGGTCTTACTGAATTTCCACAGTGTATGCCAGACTATTGTAAACATAAAGATCCAGTTATAGCTTATCGTAATTACTACAAGAATGAAAAGAAAGACTTTGCAGTATGGACAACCCGTCAAACACCAACTTGGTTTTTAGAAACTGAACAAAAAGGACTATATCAACTACCATGATTTACACATTTAAAAATAACGATACTGGTGAAGTATTCGAAAAGCATATGCGTATGGCTGAACAAAAACCATACCTTGAAGAGAATCCAAACATGTCTCTAGTGATCACTCCATCTAAAATAGTAGGTGGTCATAAAAGCGGCATTAGCCAGGTTTCAGATGGATTCAATGATGTGCTTAAAAATATTAAAAAGGGATCAGATCCTAAACACTGTACGATAGATACCAAATGAATAAACCACAACGTTTACGCCTAGAACATTTAAAAACATTAGAGCCAGCTACGTCGACTCAAGAAGAAGTATTTAAAGCTTACAGCGATGGACAAAATTTAAGTATCTCTGGTGCTGCAGGAACAGGCAAAACCTTTGTATCTCTATATCTTGCATTAGTTGATGTAATGGATAAAGAGACTCCGTACGATAAGGTTATCATTGTTCGTTCAGCAGTACCTACAAGAGATATGGGATTCTTGCCAGGAAGCCAAGATGAAAAAGAAGCTGCTTACACTGCACCGTATCAAGTAATCGTTAATGATTTATTCGATGATGGTGATGCATGGAACAAGCTTACTCAGTTAAAGACTGTAGAGTTTATGACTACATCATACCTACGTGGACAAACATTTAATAATGCCATCGTAATTGTTGATGAATCTCAAAACTGTAACTACCATGAGCTATGTTCTATTATAACTCGTATCGGTACTGATGCAAAGTTCGTAATGTGTGGTGATTACTACCAATCAGATTTTACAAAGAATATTGAAAAAGAAGGCATTAATCAATTCATTAAGATACTATCGCATATGACATCATTTGATATTATCGAATTTGGATTTGAAGACATCGTTCGTAGTGGTCTCGTAAGAGATTTTATAATGACAAAAGAATTAGTTGATAGAGGTAAGTTATGAGTAAGTGGAAAGATTACGAAGATACCAGAAACTATGATGCTGAAGCAATTAGCATGGTTAGACCTTTAAGTGACGGGCAATGTTATAGTCTATATGATATCGTATTAAGAAAGCTTAAGATGTCTAACAGTCCTTCGAGAGATAAAGAACTACAGTCCGTGAGAATGGCAATTAAAGCCAGAAGAGATTTAGACATGTATAGACTCAGATCAATCGAGACTGGATTCAGAGGAAACATGGCTCAAGATGCAAGACCTAAGGATGGACAAACTGATGTGAATAGGAAGAAAGTATAATATGAAAAGTAACGTAATGATATATATCGACAAAATAATTGATATATACACTGCCCCTAAAATGGAAAGACAGGTTCAGATATTCCAGAAGGTTGATGCTCATGGCAAAATGCACTATGGTTGTCGCTTCTTTAAAAAGCAAGTCTTTCAATGTGATGAGTTTTATCCTAATAAGAGTCTTCACTATGCTGAAAGCTCAGCCGAAAACTATATAATTGGCGTAAAGAATTCATGAGTATCAGGAGGTTGTCTGATTATATTGAAGTTTATGAGAGTGTTATTTCTAAGCAAACTTGTGATCACTTTATTTCGTTATACGATTCATCAGAAGCTAAGCATATGAAAACTCCAGCATATGATTTTGGCGAAATCAATATGTTTGAATCAGCAAAGTTTAAAGAATACACTCAACAAATATCTCAGCTTATGAGTGGTATATACCAGAGATATTCTAGAGGCCGTGAATTCTTTCCGCAAACCAGTGCATTCGAACAACCACGAATTAAACGTTACGAACCCAATGAAGGTATATTTGATTGGCACTGTGACGCTACTACAAAAGAGACAAATAAAAGGATTCTTGTAATGTTCTTCTATTTAAACGATGTAGAAGAAGGTGGTGAAACATTGTTTAAAGATATGTCAGTAAAGCCTAAAGCTGGCTCAGTCGTATGCTTCCCTCCCACGTGGCAATATCCTCATAAGGGTTGTACTCCAATCTCAGGTCCAAAGTATGTCATATCCAGTTATGTACAGATATAACTAAAAGTTATAAGCCTTATAACAAAATGATCTAAATAAAGTGAAAATAATCGTTTACAACTGCCTCTGCTTGTGATATAATAATCTTATAAATTAATCAAACAGGACTTATATTATGGCAACTCGATTTTTACTAGATGGCGAACAAAACCTTGCTGATTTTAATGACTTTGATACTCAAATCAAAGAGTTACGTCGTACAGCAATTGCTGACTATAAAGCTTTATGTGACAGCCGAGAGCGTGGCGTATTTAATGATGATGAGTTCTATGAAGAACGATTAAAAGAATATACTGATAATTTTACGATCAATACACGTGGTAGAAAATACGTTAAGTTGATCAACAAAGGAAGTGTATGGGGATTTGTTGTTAAAGAAGATGGTGACAAATTCAAACGTGGCGATATTCTTAAACCTGCATCATGGGCTGCACCAGCCACTAACAAGGCTCGTGGTAATATCTTTGAGGAATATACTGTACAATGGACAGGACCTTTATATCTATGAAACTAATTGATGGCTCAGTTGTTGCTTTAAAAGAAATTACAAAGTGGACTGAATGTGAATATAACCAACCTAATCATACTTACTTCTTAAACGCTAAGGGTAAGTTGGTTGGTTATAAACTGCCTGGTGCTGATACTGTAATCACATTAAAGAATGCAATGAAATTTGATAAAGCAAGACGCAAATTTATAACACTAAAGGTAACATCATGAATAAAGAACTAATTAAAGATTTTTTCATAGGAGCATTCTTTCTTATTGTCTCGCCAGTCTACGTGCCATTAGGTATATGCTGGGAACATCGTGGAGAGATTAAAGACTTCTATATCCAATGCTTTAGAGCATTAACATTTCAGGAAATTTGATATGACATTTAAACATAACCCTATTGATCTTGGTTATAAAGATCTTACATGCGAGACGAAGACTTCAGGTCGTAAATATGTTGCTCCTGATGGTAAAGATTATCCATCAGTCACGACCGTACTTAAACATCTAAGTGAAGATTCTATTCGTGCATGGCGAGCGCGGGTCGGCGAAGAAGAGGCTAATAAGGTTTCGACCCGTGCATCGAAGCGAGGGACATCAGTTCATACAATGCTTGAAAAGTATGTGAACAATGATGAAGACTATAAAGATGGAGTCATGCCTGATATATTGGCTACTGCGTCTACTGTGTTTAAAACCCTTGAAGAGAATGTTGATGAAGTATGGGGTCAAGAATTGGCTCTTTATTCTGATCATCTCAACATGGCAGGTCGTGTCGATCTAGTTGGTGTATGGAATGGTGTCCCATCTATTATTGACTATAAGACGTCAAGGCGATTAAAGAAAAAAGAATACATTACTGGNTACTTNNTACAGTGTACGGCTTATGCCATTATGATCGAAGAACGTACGGGTATTCCTGTACCACAGATTGTAATCGTTATTGCTGGTGATGAAGGTGAACAGATTTTTATCGAAAAACGTGATAATTGGACTAAACAGTTACGTGATGCGATTAATGAATATCAACGAAGACAATTCTTTGGAACTAAATAAATGAATGAAAATATAATATTAGTAGACTGTGATGGAGTACTATGTGATTGGGAATATGCTTTCACCCAGTGGATGCATACACAAGATATACTAACAAAAAATCCAAATGAGTATGATGTTGCTATCAAATTTGATATCGACAAAGGTGTGGCCAAGAGATTAGTCAAACAGTTTAATGAGTCGGCAAACATTGCATTCCTACCACCTCTTAGAGATGCTGTACACTATATGAAGAAGCTTAATACAATGCATGGTTATAGATTCCATTGCATAACTTCTTTAAGTGATAATAAGTATGCTCAAAGACTACGATATCAGAACCTTGATTTTCTCTTTGGTCGTGAGATCTGGGATGAAGTAATTTGCTTACCTTGTGGTGCTGATAAAGACGAAGCTCTAGAGCCATATCGAGATAGTGGATGCTATTGGATAGAAGACAAACCTGAGAATGCTGAAGTCGGTGCTGCACTTGGTCTTAGATCTATACTCGTTGGTCATGGTCACAATGCGAATTATAATGGAGATATTCCACGATATTCTAAATGGAAAGACATCTATAAACATATCGTTGGCGAAGAATAACTATATATAATAAACCTAAACAACTTTTAACGTGGAGTAACTTAAATGACTAGTGATCAACAACCGGCTTATTCGTTTATTCAATATCCATATGGCGAAGAAGATCTTATCGCAAATAAAAAAGTACAGATTGATATACTATCAAAGGATGTTTCTTTACCAGAGCTACTTGATTCGATGGAAGGATTTATTAAAGCTTCTGGATTTGTAATCAATAGTAATCAAAGATTGGATGTAATCGAAGAAGATAGTCCATGGCAAACAGTAGAACAAAACAATGAATGTATGTCATGCAAATTAGACCTGCATTCACTTGAACAAGAATTACTATGCTATGTGAGATATATTGCTGAGAATACAACAGGTGGGTCAGCAGAGAATGCAATGCAACAACGTGATGAGTTTATAACATATGCTCATAAAATATTAGCAATGATTGGAGAAGAAATATAATGAAATTATTAGGTAAAAATGTATTATTAGCTGAAGTATCAAAGGATGTAAAAACTGCAGGTGGTATTATCCTTACGGGTGAAGTATCAAANGCAGTAAAGCCAGGACTCGTATTAGCAGTTGGAGATTTAGTAATCGATATCCCTGTAGGTAGTCGAGTCTATGTTGAATGGAGTGGTTCTATGCCAATTGACTATAAGGGTGATCGTGCATGTATCGTTACTTCTGATAAGATTAAAGCGGTATTAGGAGATGATGGGGAATGAGTGCAACGCATGGTGGCAAAGGTAGTAAGCAACGTAAGACTGACTCAAAGAAGTTCAGCGATAACTATGATGCTATCTTTGGCAAGAAAGATCCTGTGAAGAAGAATATGGATAAGTTCCATAAGCCTGCTACACATATCGATAAGAAGAAAGAAGAAAAGAAAGATCCACACTTTAGGAAGGAATGGCATGAAAGATCTTAGTAAATCCAGAAAGTTTTGGAATACGTTAACAGATTTTAAAAATGTAATTGAGGCAAGTAACACTAAAGAAAAAGTTAAATACTTTGATGGTCATAAGCTTATAACGAATAAGTTTGAGTACACAATGTGTGATCGAGAGATCTTTAAAACTAAATTGAAATAGGATTATATTATGAATAACAACAAAGGCACTATCGCTTTATTATTATCAGGCTGTGTGGTTTTAACATTAACACTACCGCATTTATTTGTCAATGAGAGTCATGCAAAAGATTCTTATCCAGTTGATACATTAAATATGAGTGGACAACAAAGCGAGTACGATTGTTTAGTTGAAGCAATCTATTATGAAGCAGGTAATCAACCATTCGTTGGTAAGGTTGCTGTAGCTCAAGTTGTAGTGAATAGAGTCAACTCAAGACATCATCCAGATACAGTATGTGATGTTGTCCATGAAGGTCCTATAAGTCAATGGTGGTGGGATAACCATCGTAAGGTAGTTCCAATCAAACATAAATGTCAATTCTCATATTACTGTGATGGTAAAGATGAAGAAGCATATGAGAGTAAGAGCTGGAGTGATAGTGAACATGCTGCTATTTTAGTCTTACGTAACACTATGTTAAAGGATGTTACAAGTGGTGCAACGCATTACCATGCTGATTATGTAGAACCATGGTGGGCAAAGAAGTTAATTCGTACAGTAACAATTGAAAATCATTTATTTTTTAAACGTTAAATAGTATAAATATAACTTTAAGTATTGTATAAGGTTATCATATGTGCGTAGTCGCAGTAAAATATTTTAAGAATGTTGGATGGGTTGGAGCTAAGAATCGTGATCGATCATACTTAGCTGATGTTGAAATTACTCAATCAAATCGAAATGATATTCAAAGACTCTATATAGATGATAAGCTTAGTCGATACACTGAAGGCTTAAATGAAAATGGTGTATCGATTTTATCTGCTTCTCTATCTGTTAAGAGTGATGAGAAGGAAGGTGATAAAGCTGCTAATCAAGATCGATATAAGA